GGAACATTGCCCGTGATCAAAAGTGACATCGACACACGATGACGTTGGAGGGTACGATTCGAACGCACCTAGACCCAGTCAAGGTCTAGACGGGCCCCGAAGGAGAAATTATTCAGGGGACCGTTGTCTACCACGGTGGCTTCCAAACGTCGCGGATTTCGGATAAATTCTATGCTGGGCAACCTGTCAACGAGCTGTTGCGCTCGCGGGTCTTCTGTCCAGTCCTGACTCATTAGCTCTCTATGGATCTCCTCGTCCATGTCGCGAAAGGCACGCTCTCGCGCCGTCTCTTCGACATCTGGTCGCCGTTCCACGATGCGAACATCATGTACAAAGCGACGAGGTTGAATCTTACGATCCAGAGGCAGTTTCAGGAATCCGTAGTCCTTCATGTGCTTGAGGTACCATTGTCTCACTTTTTTATTTTTATTCAACGTGCGCTGGACTTGCACGACATCGTCTGGCTTGGTGGCAACTTCATGCCAGTGTTGATATAACACCCAAGAATCCAAAGAGTCGGAATCTAAGCCGTCTGACTCATTACTACCCTGGGCAACCCAGTGGCCGGAGACTTCACCAACCGCCTTCCTCAAATGTTTGAGGGCGATTTCGTGAATGTGCGTCTTCGACGGTCCTTTCCACTGGACGGGCAGCGGCGGCGGTTTATTGGCTGTACGCCACGCCGTTGGATGTTGCATTGCATGACAGATCAAGATGTCTTGGTCCGAGGGGCCGTATTCGCTTATCGGCTCTAGCCCAAGGCCTCCGTAACACTCCGGTACGTACCACGGCATTAAGTGTTTCGTCGCAGCATCGAGAACTTCTCTATTGGCTTTGAGAAATCTCTTATGAACCGCAACCTTACACCACTCAGGACACTCACTCATCAGGGCACGATGACGCGCACCAATTGAGGAGTCCCACTCCGTTCCATTTCCCAACATATTGAGCAAGGGTTCGTTCTGCTCAACCTCCGCTTCAGAGCGCTTCATGCCAAGAACAAGGCCGAAACGCACACACTTGACTCTCTCAAAGGCTTTCTGGCGTGTTGAGACACCAGTGAGATAGGAGTCTGAGACCGAAGGGTCCCACCGATCGTGGAAATATCGGAAGGTCGTGGAGTTAATATTACAAAAGGAAGGAGAATAGTATACTTTGCCGGGCGACGGAGAAAGGCCTGCCATCGTCCCAATTTGAGTCCATGCAGCCCGCCCTATCTTCCCTATCGGAAAGAGGCAGTCATCGCCATTTACCATCAGTGGGATGCCACGAAGAGATAGATCTTCTTCTTCGTCAAATTCCATGGCAAGCCTACACACTGCGGCATTAACGAGACAGAGCACTGGAAAAGAAATGATCGAACCCATCAACTGACCCCATTGTTGAGGTAGGAGGCGATCTGGATTCCTTTTGTCCCTTTTTAAGTCAGGATCGATAAGCCAATGATCCGTGAGGACACGTAGACCCAATGCTCGGGCTGTTTCAGGTATTCCACACACGTTACACATCGTATTCCAAGCGGCAGCGGATAAATCTGGGTGGAGCTGGTTGGTTGCATCCGAATAGTCACCGGACAACCATGCTTTTCCAGCGGGGAGAGGACCCATTCGTGTCTGGACTTTATCTTCGTCAACAGGACCCCCGATAAGATCGAAACAGGGGTGCGACTTCAAGATTCGCCACATAAACTTCTGAATGGGAGCGAGAACGTATTGCGTCATGGGCGGACCTTTCGTGATCACCCTGACCTTGAGGGCCTCTGCAAGCGGTACCGCTTCAGCGATAGGAGGCTCATCAAGAGCTACACAGCCGGCCTGATAGAAAGTGTGCTGAAACTGATCACGCACGGCTTCCAAACCATCAAGCACCAGAGAAGGATTCACACCAAGACCGATGTGTTCTTCCTCCGTTTGCACACGTCGTAAACGCAAATTCCGTGTAGGCAGCAAACGTCCAAAAAATTCTCTCTCTAGTAATTCACCAAATGTGCCAAAGTTCTTTCGCGACCGAATATAATTCGCGGAAAACGATGGAGTGAGAATCCGGTACAACAGGTCGCGCCTCTCGAAGACTTGTCCCGAGAAAATTTCGCGCGTCGTCCTTTCAACCTGTTCAATTAGTTCAGTGAGAGACAAGGTCCGCACTGGGCGACTAACAACCACCTTACCGTCACGACCCTTCCCGATGATCTTTGGGGAATAGTCGCGCCGACGAGGCGTTGTCAAAGTAACAACTGTCGCTTTCGCACTTTCCTTTAACTCTTCCTGCTGCGGCCGTGGCATGCCTGTTTTGATGAGAAGTTCGGAACTTAAGAACTCCCATCGATGGGGATTAGAGATTCGGAGCTGGCGTCGAATAAACCGACCAGCCCTCCCTCCCAATAGGTGCAAAGGATGCCCAGGTTCAAGTCCCTTCGGGACCTCGGGCATCGTATCATCCCAGAGTAAGTGCTTCTGGGCGTAGGTATAGAAGGCTGCTAATTTGTACTTGCAGACCTTTAACCACTTTGCTTGAGAAAACCACTCACGCCACTGCTTAATATCTCCTGCAGTCTTGTAGCCAGTTCTGTCAAAACCAAACAGTTCTAGCCACTGAACCAAATGCTCAACAACCTGAGTTGCACGATCAGGCTGCGTATCATTCCCGTGGTCTTGAGTGGGACCTGGGTTCTTTTCCACCGTCATCAATCGTTGCTCCTTATATGCCTTAAGAGCCCGTTCCAGCAAACTCCTCTGTCTTTCAAGTGAAGACTCGAGGCATGGAACGATCTCAATGAATTTCGTTTCTGAAACCCATAAGCAGATAGGACTCTCCGACTGACAACATTGGTGGTCACACTCACGGGGTAGACTTCGTACGGCACCAATACGAGCTATCTCACTTGCTACTGACATGGTATGTTAGTTTCCTTGAATCTGTTATCGCTTAATTCACGCGGTTGCGGAT